GATAGAGCTGGCAGGGAGTCAATAACAATTGCGTCAACAGCCTTTGATTCTGCAAACTGAATGACTGCTTGGTATGCCTCTTCCATAATAGACGTTTCAATAACAATGACTCGGTCAGTGTCTACGCCACACATTTCTGCGTACTCAGGAACCCATTGTTCTGCAGCAACCCATACGGTGGTGTGCTCTGGGTTTTTTGCTTGATTTGCAGCGATGGTTTTAAGAGCCAAAGCTGTTTTACCGTGTGAGGGCTCTCCTATAAGCTCATTCCACTGATTGCCAGGAAACCCACCACCCAACACATAATCCAAAGTAGTTGACCCTGAAGTAATGCGAGGAATAAGGTCACTACGGATAGCAGAAGCCAAAACCACCACATTGTCGCCAAACTTCTTGTTAAGTTGCGCCATAACTTTCTTGGCTTCATCATTCACTTTCTTCCTCCAATGTAATGAACTTGCAATTAAATGTAGGAATTTCTACAAAGAAATCGCCGTTCATCTCTGATGTATTTTTTTGTACTGTCCTGCCTTTTACAAAATCATAACCTTCTACGATAAGTCCGTGAGTTCGCTCATGGTTGAGCATAACAAACCATACGTATTCGCTTTTTTTTGCAAACTTCTTCTTACGAGCAGGAAAGTGAACTTCTCCAAATGGAAACCGTTTTCCTACCCAGTTGTGCTTTACTTCTACCTCAACCTCATAACGAATACCATCTTTATCCGCCAAGATATCAATGCCGTATTGGTCGGGGTTGACTTCTGCTTCAAATCCTTTTTTCGTCATCCATTCAATAACTTGATGCTTGGCATCGTCGTTATCTGCATACAGTGTTGTATCGAATGGTTTTATCATTGCTTAGTTCCATCAGGGTTATAGCCTGCTGGCATTGGATTCCATCCACTTTGCACATCGTTACCAATAGCTTGTCGTGCCGAGCCTTCAACCTTGGCGCCTGTTAATGCTCCATGAGTACTTCCCGATTGCATGTTGGGATATCCGCAGTCATAGCATCGCCATGTCTCTACTAAGCCACCAGGACCTTGAATCTTTCCAATAGACATGTAGTTGTTTCCATAGCATTCAGGGCACGGTGTTGTTTGACTGACGCTTTGCGCTTTTGTTGCGGGCGCCTGTGGTTGTGGCGCTACATACGGTGTCATGGGTTGTTGAGATGGTGGCGTGGGTAAGTTAGCTGGACGTGCCACAGGTTGTTGTGGCGTTGTTCCTAATTGCTTTGCCCACCAGTCTGCACTACTCATTTTGCTTCTCCCCACTTATCAACAATCTTTACATCTGCAATAAGAGGAACAGTAATCTCTAGAAGTTTGATTCCTTCCATAGATTCCCGAATGGCTTCGGCTGTCTCTTCTGCGAGGTCTTCACGGGCTACAGTAACCAATTCATCGTGCACAGTCAAAAGGACATTCACATTTGGCTCATCCACAAAACAGGAATGGGCACGAACAATGGCGAGTTTCATCAAATCTGCTGCAGAACCCTGAATTACGGTATTAAAAGCCTGTCGTTCTGCTCGAGAGTAGAGTCCTTTATCTTGGCTTTTGAGCTCTGGAATGTAGCGACGGCGTCCAAACAAAGTCTCAACGTAGGGCACAGGCGACTTACTTAGTGCCTGACGAATGGTGCGACCTCGATACTTTTGGATATCGTTAAATCTCTCATTGAAGTCGTTAAGAAGATTTTTGGCTTCGGTTAACGTCAGCCCAAGTTGCTGAGCAATCTTGTCAGGACCAACGCCATACGACATGGCAAGAACCAATACCTTACCTGCTTTGCGGTTTAACCCAACCGTGTCACCAATCGTGGTGTAAATGTCTCCACCAGTCAGGTAGTTGTTCATCATAATTGGGTCACGAGAAAATGACGCAAGAATGCGTGGTTCAATCTGTGAGTAGTCAGCAACTACTAGCTTGTAACCTTCGGGCGCAATAAACAGATTACGAATTAACTTACCGTAATCACCTGATGAAGGAATGTTCTGTAGATTGGGCTCGCTACTGGAAAAGCGACCAGTCTCTGCACCGTGTGGCTTGAAGTTGGTGTGCACTTTACCGTCAATGAGAAGGCTCTTCTTCTCAACAGTTTTCTCTTTGCCCATAGTGGTGTGCGTGATTTCTCCGCCAAGGTAAGGCATGACATACGTTGTCATCAACTTGTTCAAGTCTTGGTACTCAATAAGCGCATCAACTAGTTCATCTTTTCCTTTGTAGAAAATGAGGGCATCTGCAGACACGGAGTAGTGCTGTGGACCCATGTCTTGTCCCATGGATAGCGCTTCACGTCCCTTGGGGGTTAGCGCAACTTTAATCTTAAGATTGGGCTTGATGCCACGACCCTCTGGCTTAGGGCTAAATAATATCTTTTGCTTTTCCTGAACCGAGTTCATGGAGAATGGGCGGCCTACAAGCTTCCATGCGGTGGCTTTGGTGGCGTCGATATCCTTTTCCAAACGCTCACGAAGCTTTTCCATTTCAACAACATCGATAGTTGCGCCTGCCAACTCCATATCGCACAATGCCAAAATGACATCCATCTCCAAGTTCCAGACACGCTTAAGACTGCCCTGCAACTTAGGGTCTAGTGCCTTGTAGAGCTGCCATGTGGCTTCTGCGTCTAATTCTGAGTACTTAGCCACATCTGAAAAGGAATGAACCTCAACCATGGCGCCTACGCCTTTAACAACGGTCAATCCCAATTCTCTCTTGGCACAATCTGCCAAGCCAAGGAAACCACGGTTGCGGTTGTTGATAATGAACGATGCCATCATTGTGTCAAAGTATGGCTTTGTGGGAACAGCGCCACGGTAATACTTTGCAATTGACTTAAGGTCGAACTTAACGTTGTGACCAATCTTGAGCTTGTTGCTAAAGAATAGTGGCTTTAAAGCTTTGAACACATCTCCTGGAAGCAATTGAGCTGGTGGAGTATCAAAGACTGGCTTCCATCGTGCTTTGTTCTTAGAGTAATCGTCATCTTTTAGCTCTTTGCCAGCTGCTAACTTGCGCTGACCACTTAATAGTAACTCTTTATCCCAGTGCAGGAACTCACCATTAGGGTGACCCATAGGAATGACGTCAGTGCGACCTTCTGTCGCCAGTGAAATCCACAGCACATCGTTGACAACTGGTTGGATGCGATTATCGCCAACGGTTTCAACGTCAAATGCAAATGCAGGAACTTTGCTATAAAACTTAACTAGCTCTGCTAGTTGTTCTTGTGTAGTAATGATGTTCATGTTTTCCCCTCAAAATTAGTGTAAGAGAGCCTGAAACGGAGATAGCAGGCTCTCTTACGTGGAAGCGTAACTTACGCTACAGAGCGAGCAATCTCTAGCATTTCAGAGCGAGGGGTCTCATGAATTACTTCGGCTGTGAAGGGGACAGCGTTTGCTACTAACTCCTGAACCGTATCAAGGCTCAGCTTCCATTCCTCTGCCAAGTCACGACCACGAACAAAACTCAACGTGTATTGGGTTTGTGGGCCAGTGCCAAGGCGAGAAATCTCCCAGAACTCCTTATTAAGGGGTCCCTTGCGGTCGTCTTTGTGAGCGCTCACTAGTTGACGAGCTAGTGATGGTGGAGCGGTAAGAATCTGAACTGTTGGATTCTCATCGCTAAGAACGAGTACATTGAATGCGAACTTTCCACGAGGCTTGTCGCCAAGAATGTCGCACATTGGGCATTCGTCTCCGATGCAAACAAAAGACTTCTTACCCTTTGGGCGTTCAATCCAGTGTTGCTCGTATGATGCGAATGGACCACCTTCGTCAAGGAACTTAACCAACTGTGGTTGGTCAGAGAACTTGAAGTCGGTAGGAAATTCTCCTGTAGAAGGAGTGCTGAGCAGTGCGTCAACAGAATCCCAACCTTGCTGGACTGTTGTGCCTACCTTTGGTGTTGCTGTCTCACTGTCTTCAGTGAGGTATGTGTCAGCATCAACTGACGGTTTTGTAATTGGCATTTAGGTTCTTTCGGTAATGAGGCCTATTGGCTCTCGGTGGATGTTATTTCCTTCCAGCGTCGTACTAGGACATCTGTAAGGTCTTCGTTTTGAGTCCACTCAACACGAGCAGACCCAAGTAAACCTCTGCGGTTGAATTCCTCAATCGCAGACTCTATAAGCGCTCTGGTATAAACCCGATTTCCTCCTGTCTTTTGTCCTCTAAGGGACTTAGACCGAAGTCGATACGGGGCACGTGGAATATAGCCTTTGCGCTCCCACAAGCGGATAGTGACTATTTGCTTTCCCAATGCCTGTGCTAATGCACTGATTGTGAAAACCTCTACCTCTTGTCCGCCTAGTGTCTTCATGATTGGACGAGCATCCCAACCACTATCCTCAACGTTTTTGCGTTGAGAAACCTTTGGGTCTGGTTCACGACGCTTCTTCTTAGAGCCAGGTATGTACTCTAAGTCAGCAAATGCTGCTGCAATTTCGTCGTCGCCACGTAGACCAGCCATGTGTTATCGCTTATTCATTACTAGAGCCCACACTACACTTTGCGGGTACATCTCATCAATTTCTGCTTCTGTAAGGACACCCTCATACAAAGCAGCCATAAGCGCATCTTCGTCAACAACAATAACTGTCTTGTACAAAGAATCTTGCAAACCATGTTCGTAAATAATGTCAGCGGCTTTATCTTCGTTAATTTTGCGAGAGACACGGCGCTGTTTCATTACAGATACGTAGCCATCAACTTCTGTTGGAAGTTCCAAAATGACATTGCCCTTGTCATCAACAAAGCCGTCTCCATCAATCTTTTCAAAAAGCTTTGCGTGCAAGTCTTTCTTTTGCTTTTCTAAGTATTCAATTTGCTTTTTAACAAAAGCATATTCTTTTGCTTGGTTAACCAAGTCATCTGCATCTGCAGTGCGTGGTTCTGTTTCTTTGACTCTTGCCACGGTACCCCTCCTACGGTTTAGTCTGTGCTATGAAGTTTAGTAAGCTTCCCACTGTTAAGTCAACTCCGCCTTTTGAGTTGATGCCCTGCCCATCCATGACGGCATCAGCAACAGCGTTCTTTTGCTGAAGCATGTCGTGTTGTCGTTCTTCGATGGAATTCTTAACAATCATGTCTTGAATAACAATCGTAGGCCAACGACTTGACGCTCTTTTAATCCTACCGTTTCGTTGAACTGCTAACCCTGCACTCCATGGCAAGTCGTAGTTCACCAAAAGATTGGCTACTGGTAAATCTACACCATACCCCCCAGCATCTGAGGAAATCAGCACACGACACGCTGGGTCTGTAAGGAATTTTGTTTTGCTGGCTTCCTTTTCCTTGGCACTCATATAGCCAGTGTAGAGGGTGCCACCGACAGCCTTTTGAATGCGTGGGAGCATGCCTACATACGATGTAAAGATAACCACTTTTGCCTCGTCATCAGTGTCAAGATGGTCGAGTACGTACTGCTTAAGCACTTCTAATTTAGGAGACTTGACAGCTTCTAAAAACCCTCGGTCTTTAAGGCTGGCAACATACGCACTTCCTTCGCCTTCTTGCTTTTCATACTTCTCTACACTTTCATGAAGAAGTTCTGGGTGGTCGCACAGCATACGAAGCGCCGTAATTTTGGACATGATGGAACCTCGCAAGGCATCTGCAGGACTTCCTGGCCTATGGTCTTGTCCGTAATGCGCTGTTAATGAAAAACTACTACCCAGCAACTCTTTGGCTTCTATCAGTTCTTGGGCCAGTTCTGCGGCAATGATTCCGTACAAATGAGAACTTTTAGAATCAAACGGTACTCGCAAAGGGTCAAGGTGAATAGTGTCTGGAAGGTATGGCGCTACATCGGGGTCTGTTTGAGTTTTGCGAACGGAGCACTCTTTCATCTTTTGATGGAAGATTGGCAAGTTGCGATAACGTTGAACGCCCCCAAAATGATTGCGGACAATAAACGTTTGGTCAAACAAATCAAAACGTCCCAATAGGGTGGGGTCTACAAACTGCATGATGCTGTATAGCTCTTCAGGGCGGCCATTCTCAATCGGTGTTCCTGTTAATGCAAACTTTATCTTTACATTACGAGCCAATTCTTTTACTTTCTTAGACCTCTTTGAGCGGAATCCCTTTAGGGCTGTTGCTTCATCGCATACGACTGCGCCCCACTCATAGTCTTTAATCAAATCCCAATCGTTAACAATGGTTTCGTAATTGCAAATAATGTAGTTAGCTTCTTTATCCCATTCGTAATCCCGCATCCAGCGGGTGGTACGCACAGACTTAGCGCCGTCAATTACAGAGGTTTCTGCATCGGAGAACTTTTGTATTTCTTTTTGCCATTGATACTTGAGGCTGGATAAAGCAATCACCAATATAGGCTTGGTTATTTCGCCCTGCTCTTTTAGCTTTTCTAAAGCAGCAATCGTCATACAAGTTTTGCCCAGACCCATTTCATAGGCTACGAGCATCTTCTTGCGAGCAACCATGCGGTCTACTGCTTCTGGCTGATATGGCTTGAGTGTTCCCTTAAACATCCAAAGGTGTCGGCGCCGTGGCTTTACTTCCGCACAGCGCACACTCCATATCTAGCATGTACAAACTAATTTCTCCGTCTTCGAACATGGCTTGGACATTCCAAAGCATGGAGCCACAAATGCACACATGCAATGGGTTGTTTTTGTCTCGTAAGTCCATCATAGGTAGGCAGCCTTGCCGAAAATCATATCTTTGGCAGTCTCAACTCCTCGTTGAATCTCAGCCTGAGTCATGTCGCCAACGTCCTTGGCGTCTATTCCTTCGTAATTAAAGAACGATAATTCAATTCCATACTTTTTTGCAGATACTCGAATGGCTTCTGACGCCTTCTTTCCTGCCTCGTCATTGTCAAAAGCAGCTAGGACTCGAGGTGCTCGGCGCATAATCTTGACTTGCTCATCGCTAGGCATGGCGCCAAATGTAGAGACGGAGTTGTATCCCAAACCTGTTAGACGAACAGAATCTAACGGTGACTCAACAACGATAAGTAATTCTTCTTGCAAATTCTGTACGTTAAAAACAGTGCGGGACTTCTTTACTCCTGCAGGTTGATTACGGAAGTACCGTCCCGTAGCACCTTTCTCTTGCCAACCCCACAACGAGAAATCTTCTGGACTACGAATAGGCAGTATCCAAGCGCTCATTTTGAAATCCCACAGCACTCCACACTTGCTTGCTGTTTCTGCAGTAATAAACCGCTTCTTTAACTCAATAGCGGGTGGCTCTCCATACACGGCAAGGCGAGCTTCGGACATGGCTATGGTCTGTTCTGGAACAACATATTGAGGTAACTCGTGCAGACGCTTCATGAGCGCATCAACGGGAACCTCTGCCTTGTCTGCAATGAACGCTTTAGCGTCGTTTAAGCTAAGTCCTAGAACATCTTTGACGAGAGTGTAGATATTTCCCTTGTACCCACACGAAAAACAAATGTGGGCACCAGTCTCTGAGTTAATCCACCATGATGGGTTGTGGTCATCTTTGCCCACACGCTGTTTGTGCATTGGGCATAACCCCAACACCTCAGCGCCACGTTGCGAGTACAGCTTGAGGTCTAGGTTAAGAAGAACCTTTTCAACATCCACTATCGGTTCAACCAATCCATACAGTGCTTGCACTTTGTCATGAAGTTCTCATCATGGAAGCAACCAGTTTCCCAATTCCATGTCAATGCAGTTTCGCTAGGAGGGCAGTTACGGCTTGCAACAATCTTTAGCTTTCGCACTTCTTCGTTTTCTTCAACAGGTTCTAAACCCAAGATAACATCCGAGTCTTGGAAGAATGAGGATGAGTAACCGATGGAGTCTGCTGTTACTTTGCCTGCTCGCATCTTCCACAACAACGTCTGAGTGGTAATGACGATAGGCAAACCTGTCTTTTGTGCAAGTCTTTTGAGGGCACGAGTAATGTTAGTAATCGCTTGTGGCGTGTTCATCTCGCCAGTAATTTCATCCAACATCAAATACACACCATCAACAAAGACAATGTCTGGCTTGGTCTGCTCTATCTTTGCAGACAATGCTGAGACGGTAATTCCGCTGACTGCATCGACAAGGTGGAATGGGTGCATAGTTTCCATGCCATTGAGCATGTCAATTAAGCGAGTCTCTTCTGTTGGGCTTAGCTTTCCACGGCGATAACGGCTGTGGGAAATGTGGGCACGCATAGCGTCATGGCGTTGCTGTTGTTCGTGGTTGTTCATCTCAAAGGACTGGAACATAGGAATCTTGCCTTGAGCGTGCACGTTGATAGCCATCTGCAACGCAATCTGCGACTTACCTGTCTTTGGCGGAGCAATAACCGTTACAAGTTGACCGCCTTGTAATCCTGCGGTGGCTTCATCAATCTTTTCAAATCCTGTAGGTATGCCAAGGAACTGTTGGTTCTGTATGGCTTGATACTCTTTGTAGCGCTCTTCAACGTTCTTGGTGAGGTCTACCTCGTTGGTGCCAATAACTCCTTGGGCGTTAACTCGAGAAACAGTGGCTTCCATCTGCAACAACGCAGCTTCATGGTCTTGTGCCTGCAGTTGCTCAATTGATGCTTCTAGTCCCTGACGAGTAAGTAAGCGACGACGAAAGGCAACCATCGTGTCGAGCAGGTATTCGATGCTGTCTTCAACATCAAGAATCTTGTAATTAGGGTAATGGTCAAGAACGGTGACGCCCGTAGGGACTTCGCTGTAATCGCTGTAATGCTTACGGACAAATGCCCACACCTTGCGGTTATCGTCATCAAGGAACCACGTATCGTTTACACCACGATGAATGGCGGGAATGATGTCCCTGTCACGAATTACCTTGCTAACTAAACGGTGTTCGTTATCTGCCGCCACTGCTCCCCCTTATATGTTGTCTAACTCTACTCCTGCTGAACCGTATCGTGCCACTTGCCCTGGAACGTCAATGACCGCCTTGAGGTTGGGTCGATAAGGAAGCATTCCTACTAACTCATCCACATCTTCGTATAGTTCCCAATAGTTAAATGGGTTGACTACTCGACGCTCTAACCGCTCAAAGGCTTTATCAAGAAGTTCTTCTGTCCAACCTTGGTCTGCAAATCCAGCAAGCTCTAACGATAAACCATACTCGTTAGACAATAGCCACAGCTTGTTTGCTGCCAGCATGTTTATCTCACCCAGAACATGCGTTACTTTGCGTGACAAAAGTTTTCTTTCTTCGACCTCTTTTAAAGACACTACGAGCGTAGTAGTGGCGATAACTTGCGGAGAGGAGACATTGGAAATGTCCCCGCCTTTCACAGTACCTCTACCTTAGCGTACTTTAGTACGTACTCTCTAAATTTCTTGGGGTCTTCAACGTCAATGTCTTCGTCTACCTCTTCACCCACGGTGATGGAGTAATGACCATGATTGAGCATCATCTTTTGACTGACGAACTTAGTATGTTTGCAAGATTGGCGCTTGTTCCATACTGGACAGTTGCATCGCAATGCTTTGGATTGCGTATCAACTTCTACCTCAAAAATGCCAGCAGCTTGCGACGAGATGAACACTTGGATAGTTCTCCAAGGGGATGCCATTTGCTTTCCTCTCATCATGCGCCTCGCAAGTCAGTACCAATGATAGGCACTCGATTAAACGCTTCGCCTGCGAAACTCGCCATGGCTTCCTTGTACTGAGCTTCCCAATCTTCTAACCGAACGTTTGTTGTCACGATGGTAGGCAATCCCTTATCGTACCGTAATCGAAGAATCTCATCGAAAGAAGTGTCATCATATTTTGAGCCGTATTCTTTACCCAAATCATCAATAACAAGTATGCGAACATTAAGCCAGTCAAACTTCGACCGCCCGTGAAGACCATCCAACTCATAAGTCATGTCTCTCTTCGTTTCGGGGTCAGCGTCGAAGGTTGACTTTTTTCTAGACAAAAATTCTGGATAGGTTAAGTAATACACCACTCGTGCACCTAGCCCGTAATCAGATTCCTTCATTTGCAAAAGCTTGGCAGCAAGAAGCTCATCTTCAGGCATGTGTCGCACAACTTCCATCGCAGCAACGACAGCAGTTGTGGTCTTGCCGATTCCTGGCGCTCCATCAAAGAGCAACCCGATACCAGTAACACCAATGTTTCCAATGCCTTTGATGATTTTGCCCTCTAGAACAGTGTCAATCCAGTTCTGCACATGAGGAGAAAACGAGCCAGTCTTTTCGGCAATATCGCTTGGCTCCATGCCTAAAAAGCGTCGAGGAATGTTCGAGGTACGTAGTAACCAGTGTTTCTTCAAAGGAGAGAGCGTGTTGATGTCATACATCAGTGGTCATCTTTCCAGCGCTTGTATTCAAACTGAAGCTTCTCCCAATCGATGTCGTTATTGCGGTCCCACATCTCGTCTTCGTCTTCCATAGGAATTTCCCAAACAGTTTGATAATC